CTTGAAGACCAGTAATTACTTCAATAGATAATACACCTTCATCATCAAAGAACTGTTCATACATTCTTGTATCAAGTTCTTCGTTTTCAATCATTAAAAATACAGATCGCTTGACAATTGGTTCCATGAGATCTCTAGCGATAGCACTGAATGCTCCACCTAAGACTGTCTCAAGTTCAGAACCAATCATACGAACAGCAGTAGCAGTCACGCGGTCACCACTTGGTAGTGAGGAGGCAGACATTAAGAATGCCTGACCAATTTCTCTACGCATAGTTTCAACAGCGGTCTGAGCGGCTGAGATCTGTGGGTTCATTGTCTGTGATGGTGACAGTACGAACACATCTGCTTGTCTCACGGGGATCCATGAGCCATTAGGTGCATCAGCAACATCGTCTACCTCAGTAATACCGGATGGATCAATGCCCATCCAGAAGGCTGAGGCTGCTGCCATGCCATCAAGCAGTGCCTTAGTATAACCATCAAGACTTGATAGGTCGCCTAGGATATCTTCGCAGTGCGATCTCCCGTAGTTTTCTCCGGGTATGCCGTACCACCGTAGTACCGTCACAGGACATACTTCGTAGACACCGCTTGTCAGTAGGTTCCCATCGCCGTCTTCCTTTGTGTACTTCCATAGATTGTCCTCCTTGAGATATTGACAATATGTTTTTTTGTAACCTCTCTTAGCGGATTCGGGTAAAGAGAAGTGAGGACTAATTGCTTCTGGATCTACAAGATCATATTCAATATGAATAATTTCATTGACATCTCCAGCAACAGTACGCTGTACAGCATAGTTATCTAGACGAGTAACTCTAAACTTAAAGTCATCCATCTCATGTACTAAACAATCTCCAACTACAATTAAATTTTGAATTGTTTGAAAGATTGTTTCTCTTAGGTTAGTACCAATAAGTTTGCGATAGACTTGATAACTCATAGTCTCAAGATACTGTCCAATTTCTGCGGTTGGTTCTACACCAGACCGAAGACCAAATTTAAAAAAGGGTGTGTCATTCAAAGGCATCATTGCTGACAGCATTCGACTAGCTAATGAAGTCACACCTCTCGCACCAACAGAGGATGTTGGCTGTGGTAGTTCCATCTCTTCCGTCCAACCCGAAGGTGGGAGAAGACTTGGAACAGTTAGTGCGGCACATAGCCGAGCACGGTATAGTTTAGATGTTCGCATTGCATCTAACATTCGGAAGCGTTCAACAAGATTGTTTTTCATTTACACTCCTTTATGTAGATACACCATTATATAATGCGGAATAAAAATCTAATGCCTTAGCGTTACCGCCTTGGATACCTCTAGTACCTTGGGCTTCAGCTTGTGACTGAGCTTCCATAATTGCTTCTTGTTCCGCAGCGGTAGATGTCTGGACTGCTGCTTGCTCATCTGCCTTGGTTCTAGCCATAGCAATAGCTTCTCTAGCAACACGGCGAGTCTCGGAATCTTCTGCTGCTTTTCTACGCTCTTCTTCTTGTTCCTTTTGGAAGGCGCGTTCGTCATCCATCAGTTTCTTTTGTTCATCATATGTCATACCACCACTAATACTAGGGCTTCCACCCATATTACTTGCCTCCTTGCTGTTGCTTTAGCACAGCTTTTAATTTGTTTACGACTTCTATTTGCCCTGCTCTAAATGCAGATCGTCTTGCAAACTTGCTTTCTTCACAGTCAGCATCGTATTCAAGGGGCTTGTATAGTTCTTCCAGAATTTTTATCAGGTCTGGGTCTATTCTCGGATACTTTTCTGATTTCATTTCTTAACTCTTCTATTTGAATATACAGATCTTTGATTAACTGTTTAACTTCAGGTAGATCTATTGGGGTAGATAAAGCTAAGCGAGTCTTCGATTGTTGAATATTAGTAATCATGTGTTCTTACTGGCTTTCTTTGCAGCCTTAGCTGCTTGCTTTGCTTGCTTATTTGCAGCTTTAGTTTGCTGCTTGGTTTGTTTAGCAATTGATTTATTCAACTGAGCTAATTGTTTTTCAAGTACTGTTTCGTATTTTTCTGTTTGGGTATTCTGTAAAGTAGGATCAGATCTAAAGCGTAGCGTTTCTACATCTCTAAGAGTCTGTAGTTTAGCAGCGGCTACTTCTTCGGGTAGCTTATAGCTATAGATTTTATTTCTATTAGCATCGTAGCTAAAGCTTTTATCTTTATTCCTAGCTGCCTTGTATGCATCCATATCAAAGCCAGCATCTGTGCTTCTACTATACCCTGTTTGTGCATTCTTTGTTACTGATGAAAGATATTGTTCTAGAACACCAACCTTTTGTGCTTCACCTTCTTGTTTTAGAAACTCAGTGATGCGTTGCTGCTGTAGATCAAATTCTTCATTCTGTTTGGTAATTGCACCCATCTGCTCATCAGTTTGTCGCTTTGCTTCAGTCTCTGGATTAAACACATAGAAGGCAGCATCATTATTTGCTGTGGTTATATCCTCACCCACAGTAAAACGAACATCCTTCATCTTTTCATAGAGAGGATTGTAGACATCAGCAAAATTAAGCTGGTCTTTCTTAGTCAGGGCAGTCTCTTTAGTGGCAGAGAAATAAGACGCTTGTCCTACATCTGCCATGTTTAAAAGACCACCCTGAACACCAGCAATATCTTCTTTGAGTTCAGTCTGTTGTGCAGTGAGAGCAGCAATAGAAGCTGTTCTTTCTTCCATTGTTGGTTTCTTTTTTCTTGCCATTGTTTATCCTGTTAAATCTATTATCTCACAAGCTCCTGCAGTACAGGCTAAAGTGTGAGATGATGTTGTTGTGTCTGTCTTCTCATATAAAGAGAGATGATTAAAGTCTACATCTATAACAGGAAACGAATTGTAAGTTTCTAGTGATATAGATTCAAAGGGAGCTTGTGCATAGATATGATCTGACTTGGGTAAGAAAGATATACCAGAGATCTTATCAAAGTTTTCCCATACCCATTGTCCAACAGGTAGGAATTCATTGTCAGCATAGTTAACAGTGATGCTTGGCTTGTGCTGACAGTAGTGCTCTTGATAAGTTAACCATAAGTTAAGATGATCAATAGCTGACAGTTCATTCTGAGTCAATGATCCTGATGGAGCCGCCTGAGTAAAGGTAAAGACTGCAGTTGAATCGGGATTCATTACACAATCTTCTACTGGTACTTGGGCATCCTTCATCATAAAGTACAGAGGATCTTTCTTGTCAATACGAACTCTCCTAAAGTAATGCTCAGCATACCGGGGATGTAATCCACTGGCTGACGAAGCAAGACATGAAGTTGTACCTTCTGGTTTAATACAAGTAATTGATTTACTTGGGTTGATACCCAGCTTCTTAGACCAGTCAAGGTTAGTCTTGATGGCTGTCTCTCGTAGATCCTCAAGGACATACTTAAGTCTGCCATGTCCTAATAGACCGGACATCAACTTGTTATCAAAGATACCTGTCATGGATACACCAAGCAGTCTCTCTTCCTCACAGTTATCCTGCCATGTCTTATCCTTGGCTAGGTAAGGGAAGTAAGTGAACATGCTTTGGATAGTACCAATAATGGTAGCCATTTCAATTTTCTTTTCTAATGACTCTTGTGTATCAGTTGCATTGACAACAACAGTAGATAGATTACAGAATTGATTAGGGCGTAGGATGATCTCACTACATGGATTTGTACCATAGTAATGATCCTCACTACGCTCTGCCTTGACTGCAATGTTCTTCATTGCATCACGATTACAAAGACCACGCTCTCCACTGTGGGAGTTGTATAAGTCTGTCCACTCTTCGAGGAACTGACCCATTGATGGTCTGCCATTGTAGATGGCTGAGTTGTTCGCTAAGGCACGATGACTTGAGGCTTGCCACCACGCACCACTCTTGCAAGTAGCCATCTCACGGTCTGCTAGGTCGCTTAGAGAGATCATAGCGGAGCGGCGTACACCACCCACAATGACTGACTGAGCAATCTTGCAGCAGATATCATGGCACTCAAGGGGCGTAAGTCTACGACCTTGGGCAGAATAGAATGTCTGTACTACAAATCTAAAGACTTCTTCTAGTGGGGCAGGACCGCTTG